CCTAAAAAGAATATATCGAGAGAGAATTGCCCCAGATATCGAGAGGATAATGCCAAAGAAAACAGAAGTTAATTGGATATATGCATATTATCAAGGGATAAAAGACGGCTCGTTTACTGTCGGTGAGTATATCCGAGAAATAATGCAATATCTCGTTGACGGGTTGGAACGCAAGGCATTCATATACGACCAAAAGAAGGCAAATGCCGCGATTGATTGGATAGAGGAGCATTCTTTCCACACCGAGGGCAAACTTGCACCGAATAATCTGATTCTTGAGTTGTGGGAAAAGGCATTCATCGCTGCTCTGTTCGGAATCGTAGATGAGAACGGCCTCCGGCAATTCCGAGAGGCGGTTTTGATAATAGGCCGTAAAAATGGCAAGAGTTTACTCGCAGCGGCCATTGCAAAATATATCTGGCAGATTGAGGGCGGTTTTGGTGCAAAGGTTTACAACATAGCACCGAAACTCGACCAAGCGGATATTATATACAATAACATCTGGCAAATGACAGTTCTCGATCCAGAGTACCAAGAGACAAAAAGAATGCTCGATGAAAGAGATGCACATAACAAACGCATCAAGGATGATTCGGAATTGCCGAGACATCGAATGAGTGACTTGTTCATTCCGGCAATCAATTCCCAAGTCAAAAAGATAGCGTTCTCGGCCAAAAAGTCAGATGGTTTTAACCCGTCATTATGCATCTGTGATGAGATTGCATCGTGGGAGGGTGACGCAGGCCTCAAACAGTATGAGGTTATGAAAAGCGGTATGGGTGCAAGAGAGGAGGGCATTCTCCTATCGTGTACCACCGCAGGATACATCAACGATTCCATATACGATGAGATGTTCAAGAGATGTACTCGATTCTTGAAAGGTGACAGTAAAGAAAAGAAACTGTTGCCTTTTTTGTATGTCATCGATGACGTATCAAAATGGAACGACATCAACGAGTTGAGGAAATCAAACCCGAATCTCGGTGTGAGTGTGTCTGTTGACTTTATGCTTGAGGAGATTGCCATTGCGGAGGGATCGTTAAGCAAAAAGGCCGAGTTCTTGACCAAGTATTGCAACATAAAGCAGAACTCATCCCTTGCGTGGTTAGATGCCCAGACAGTTGAGCGTTGTTTTGGTGATCCGTTAAGAATCGAAGATTTTGCGTCATCATACGGAGTTGCCGGAATAGACCTCTCGCAAACGACAGACCTCACCGCCTGCGTGGTGGTTATCGAAAAGAATGGAGAATTGTATCTGTTCGCAAAGTTCTGGCTGCCTGCGGAGAAAATCGATGAGGCAACGCAGAGAGATGGCCTGCCGTACAACATATACATTCAACGAGGCCTGTTAGAGGTTAGCGGTGATAACTTCGTTGATTATCACGATTGTTATAATTGGCTGACCGAATTGGTGGAAAAATACGAGATTCTGCCGTTACAAGTAGGATATGACCGATATTCGGCAAACTATCTGATACAAGACCTTGAGAGATTCGGTTTTCGTTGTGATGACGTATATCAAGGAGACAATCTCTGGGGTGTTCTCCAAGAGATGGAGGGGTTGATGAAAGATGGCAAGGTACATTGCGGTGACAATGACCTATTGAAAATACATCTTCTCAATTCCGCAATCAAAATGAGTGTAGAGCGTGGGAGAGGCCGATTGGTAAAACTCTCACCGAATATGCACATAGATGGAACGGCTGCAATGGCCGATGCATTCTGCGTTAGACAAAAGTGGTATGACGAGATCGGTGACCGCTTGAGGAACGAACAATGAGTTTATTTGATATTTTTCTGAAAAACAGACCGAAAAAGAACGAATCGAACGAGCAGATATTCAAAATGCTCAACGGGTACACACCCAAGTTCACAACGTGGGGTGGCGAGATATACGAATCAGAACTCATCCGTTCTGCCATCAATGCCCGTGCAACGCATATCGGCAAGTTAAAGTTCAATGTCGAGGGATCGGCACGGCCTGCACTTCATAGCAAACTACTCAAAGCACCGAATCAGTTTCAAACGTGGTCACAGTTCCTATATAGAGTATCGACCATACTTGATATCCATAACACCGCTTTTATCGTTCCCGTGTATGACAAGTACGGAGAGCCGAGCGGTGTGTTCTGCCCGTTACCGCAGAAATGTGAAATCGTACAGTTTGGCAACACACCATATCTGAAATATAACTTCGGATGGGGTGAAACCGCATCAATCGAGGTTGAGTATTGTGGCATCCTCACCAAGTTTCAATACAAATCAGACTTTTTTGGCGAGAGCAATCATTCCTTGTTCCCGACAATGGACTTGATACACATCCAGAATCAAGGCATCGAGGAGGGGGTTAAGTCTGCCGCAACGTATCGATTCTATGCACAAGTCAATAACTTTGCAAAGGCAGAGGACTTGGCAAAGGAGAGAAAACGATTCTCGGAGGAGAACTTCTCAAAGGATGCACAGGGCGGTGGCCTTTTACTTTTCCCGAATACATACACGAATATCAATCAAGTCAAGTCTGATCCGTTCGTTGCATCTGCCGATGAGATGAAACTCATCAAAGAGAACGTGTATCAATACTTTATGGTCAATGAGGATGTGCTGACCAACAAGGCATATGGTGATGCGTGGTCTGCATTCTACGAGGGTGCGGTTGAGCCGTTCGCAATACAGTTCTCCGAGGTTATGACAAAGATGTTATTCACCTTGAGAGAACAGGCAGCAGGCAACTTCATTATGTTGACCGCGAATCGTTTACAGTATATGACCAACGCTGACAAGTTGAATGTATCAAGTCAGTTGGTTGATAGAGGTGTCATATCAATCAATGATGCCCGTGAGATATGGAATCTACCACCTGTTGATGGTGGAGATGTCCGAATCATCCGAGGTGAGTATTATGACACGGATGAGAAACTGAATGAGGAGGAGAGTACAAATGAATGACAATATGGAGATTCGCGCATTCAATTTTGAAGTCAGAGCGCAGGAAGATGAGGCACACGGCACATTCATTGAGGGTACACCTATCGTCTACGATTCTTGGACTAATCTGGGTTGGTACGATGAGATGATTGATCGCGGTGCGCTTGCAGATACGGACTTGAGGGATGTGAGATTCCTTGTGAATCACAACACCGATATGATCCCGCTTGCAAGGAGCCGGAACAACAACGAGAACTCCACAATGCAGATGAGCATTGATGATGAGGTAGGAATGAAGATTCGCGTCAATCTCGACACCGAGAACAACGCGGAGGCAAAGGCACTTTATTCGGCAATAGATAGAGGGGATATCTCTGGGATGTCCTTTATGTTTACTGTCGATGGTGATAGATGGGAGGATGAATCGAGTGAACACCCGAAACGGCATATCGAGAGGATAAGCAAGGTTTTTGAGGTGTCTGCCGTTACATTCCCTGCCTATGAGGCAACGAATATCAGCGCGAGAGGCCTGTCCAATGCATTGGATAATGCAAAGGCATCGCTGGAGAGCGTAAAAGCCAAGAAACGTGCGATTGAGTTGCAGAAACAGAAGATTCGCATAATGAGTGAGGTATAAAACTATGGAACTCAAAGAAATGACCATCGAGGAGATGGAGACACGCAAGGCAGAAATCGTTGCCGAGACAGACGTTGAGGGTGCAGACCTTGACGCACTTGAGGCAGAGATGAAGTCAATCAACGAGGAGATGGAAACTCGCAAGGCCGAGGAGGCAGAAAAAGCCGAGAAAAGAGAAAAGGTTGCCGAGGGCGAGGGTACTGTCATCCGCACATTCGTAGAGGAGAAAAAAGAAATGAAAACACCCGAGGAAATCAGATCAAGCAAAGAGTATGTTGACGCATTCGCACGTTATCTTATCAGCGAGGATGCAACAGAGTGCCGCGCACTTCTGACCACAGACGCATCCGGCTCTGTACCCGTTCCCTCAATCGTAGATGAGATCATCCACACCGCTTGGGATAACGATGAGATACTTTCCAGAGTACGCAAGACCAACATCCGTGGAAACCTCAAGGTTGCATTTGAACTGTCTGCCGATGGTGCATATGTTCACACCGAGGGTACATCAGCACCCACCGAGGAGGCTCTTGCACTTGGTATCGTTGAGATGATCCCCAAGAACATCAAGAAGTGGATACACATCTCCGATGAGGCAATCGCAATGGGCGGTGAGACACTTGTTCGCTACATCTATGATGAACTGACCTATCAGATCGTTAAGAAGTTAGCAGCACTTGTTGTGGCAGACGTTGCACAGGCTCCTACCACCGCAACATCATCCGCAGCATCCGTTGCAAAGATCACCGAGGCTCCGAGCGTAGTTGCATTCGCAGACGCATTCGCAAACCTCTCTGACGAGGCAAGAAACCCTGTCATCGTTATGAACAAACTGACATATGCTAACTTCGTAGCAGCACAGGCAGCAGGCAACTTCTCCTTTGATCCTTTCAGAGGTATGACAGTTCTGTTTAACAATAGCCTGCCTGCATACGATAGCGCATCAGCAAATGCCGTATATGCATTCGTTGGTGACCTCTCTGGGGTACAGGTAAACTATCCCGAGGGTGATGGCATCGTTATCAAGTATGACGATGTAACCGAGGCAGAGGCAGACCTTGTAAAGATCGTTGGCCGTCAGTACGTTGCACACGGACTTGTTGCTTGCGGTAGATTCTGCGTAGTTGCAAAGCCCTCAAGCACAACCTAATGGCAAAGGTTAAACTGTTAAGAGATACAAGAATCAGCCACAAAGCAGGGGAAATCGTTGAGGTTTCTCCTGCCGAGATGGCTTTTCTTATGTCCGTAGGCTCTGCGGTTGAAGTTGCTATGAAAACACCCGAGGCAGAGCCGAGAACAGAAAAGAGGGCAAAGGCAACGAAAAAATGAGATTGTTGATTGCTATACCTACCAACGATTATATGCATTATAAGTTTGTCGAATGTTTGACCAAACTCACGAGGAGACTTGATAAGGATGGTATCGACTACGATATTGCATATCAAGGTGCCACACTTGTCTATGTTGGCCGAGATAAACTCGCAAACAAGGCAATGAACGAATGTTATACACATATGTTGTGGTTAGATTCGGATATGATATTCACCGAAGATTTACTCGATGACTTAATGTATTCCGGCAAACCTTTCGTGACAGGCATCGCACACGGCAGACGCGCTCCGCACGTTTCTTGTGTATTCAAGGAGATATGGCCGAGGGTTGATAGATGGGAGGGATGCGAATATCCCTCACAGGCATTCCGAATCGGTGGATGCGGTTTTGCTTGTGTTCTGATTGAGACAGAGATCGTTCGCAATGTGTATAACAAGAACGGAACGGCATTCTTTCCAATGCGAGAGTTGGGGGAAGATTTAGCATTCTGCAAACGTGCAACGGATATGGGGTATGAGATATGGGCAGAGCCAAGCGTTCAACTTGGTCATATAGGCCACATCACCATATATCCAGAGTACGAGGAATTATATAGGAGTAGCATCTATGGCACAGGAGATAACAATGCTTGATAAAGTCAAAATGGCATTGAGAATCAGCACAAATGCATATGATACCGAGTTATCTGGGTTGATAACATCCGCACAGTTAGATTTAGGAATCGCAGGGGTATCACTTCCTGCGGAACTCGATGCAATCTGTGAAACGGCCATTATCACATATGTCAAGTGCAGATTCGGAGAGCCAGATGAGTATGACAGGCTCAAGGCCGCATATGATGAACAGAAAGCACAGTTATCAATGGCCACGGGGTACACAGTATGGACAGGTCAGACATCATAACACTTGTGGCGGTCACACGCACACAGAATGAATATGGTCAATGGATATCGTCTGAAAGTACCAAAGATGTGTATTGCCAAGTAGATAGCGTTACACAGAGCGAGTTTTTTGAGGGTGGCCGTAATGGGTTAAACCCTCAATATCGTTTTACTGTGTTTTTCGCTGACTACAACGATGAGCCGATTGTTGAGTATAAGTCACAAAGATATGCCGTATATAGGACATATCTGACACGCAACGACAGACTTGAATTGTACGTTGAGTGCAAGGGTGGAGTAAATGTCACGACAAGTTAGAATAACACCCGATAGACTTGGAACAGAAATCGCAAAGATTCTGGAGGACTATGGCGGTGATGTAGAACATAACCTTGATGAAATCACCAAAAAGGTGGGGCAGAAAGGCCGTTCCGCACTCCGTAACGAATCAAAGTCAAAGTTCGGTGGCACGGGAAAATACGCACAAGGGTGGATGGTCACTCCTGTCAAGATGCCACATTATACATCGGTTGTTATTCATAACAAGTTAGCAGGCCTGCCACACCTACTTGAACACGGACACGCGCTCGTTCTGGGCGGCCGCAAGGTTGGCGAGGTACAAGGTAGAGAACACATTGCTCCTGTTGAGGAAGAACTTCAGAGACAGTATCTAAATGAGGTTATAGGTGCATTATGACACAGATAAGCGTTGCCGATATGGTTAAGAGTATCGGTCTACCATATGCATATTATCAGTTCCCCGAGGGAACAGGACAGGCACCGCCATTCGTGGTGTTTTTCTTTTCCGGCTCGGATGACCTCTATGCGGATCAAGAGAATTATCAAAAGATATCGACCTTGAACATTGAACTCTACACCCGTGAGAAAGATTTTGCGAAAGATAGCGCAATCGAGAAGATACTCAATGACAATGGTTTGACCTATTACAAAGAGGAGAACTACATCGATTCAGAGAAAATGTGGCAGACCGCATATGAGTGCGATGTAGTTATCAACGAGACAGTTACCACTTGAGGAGGTAATCAAAATGGCTAACAAAGTTAAATACGGCCTCAAAAACGTCTACTATGCAAAGGCAACAGTTGACGCAGACAACAAGGCCACCTATGACACACCCGTTGCAATCAAGGGTGCCGTTAATCTGTCACTCGATGCACAGGGTGACACCACCAAGTTCCGTGCCGACAATATGAATTATTGGATAGGCCAGAGCAACAACGGATATGAGGGTGACCTCGAAGTTGCACTCATCCCCGATTCATTCAAGAAAGACATTCTCGGATACAAGGAGGATGGCGATGGTGCGCTTTACGAGGTAAAGGATGCACCGACAGTATACTTTGCGCTCCTGTTTCAGTTTGAGGGCGATGACAAGGCCACAAAGCACGTTATGTATAAGTGTTCTGCAACAAGACCTACCATCGCAGGCTCAACCACAGAGGAGACAATCGAGCCGGAGACAGAAACCCTCACAATCACCGCAGACGCAATCACAGTTGCAGCCGTGAATGAGGATGTTGTCAAGGCCTCTGTTAAGTATGGGGATGCCGCATATGATAATTGGTTTAGTGCCGTTCATCAGCCGACCGCATCACCCGTTATCACAACCTAAAAGGAGATACGATGTTCAAAGAGATAAAAATCGGAGATAAGAACGTATCACTACTCGCGAACGGATCAACACCGATTCGCTATCGTCAGTTGTTCCACAAGGATGCAATCACCCAGATGAACAAGGGTGTGAACGCTGACGATGCGGTTGAGATGGCATCTGAACTCGCATTCATTATGGCTAAATCAGCAGACAAGGCCGATATGAATACCCTCAACCTTGATGATTATTATGAATGGCTTGAACAGTTTGAGACATTCGATATCGTCACGGCATCCGAGGAGATATTCGGTGTGTATGTGGGGCAGCAAGTGACCACGAGTACCGCTAAAAAAAACAAAAACGCAAAACAGAGCGTGAATTGACCACGGCTCTGTATATACTCCGATGCATTCAAGCAGGGTTAAGCCTGTCAGACTTGGGTGCATTGGAGTATGGAATGATTTTGGATATTCTGACCGAATCATCAAACGATGGCTATAAATATAGAGAAGTAGCCACACAAGATGATTTTGATAGGTTTTGACTATGGGATATAAAAAGATTGCCGGAATTACAATTGAACTCGATGCCGATACATCGAAACTTGTCAAGTCACTCGACAAAGTATCAAGGAACGTTGAGGGGTTAGGCAAGAAGATCACGAATGTCGGTACATCCCTCACGAGGAATCTGACAGTTCCGATTGTGACCGCGGCAGGGGTTGCCGTGTCGAAGTTCGCAGAGGTTGACAAAACAATGACCTTGACGAATCAGACGATGGGCAACACCGCAGAGCAAGCCGACCTATTAAACAAGGCAATGCAGGATGCAGCGTCAAACTCCACGTTCGGTATGGATGAGGCGGCACAGGCATCCCTTAATTTTGCGAGGGCAGGCCTCAAGGCAACAGAGGCGGCAGATGCACTCGCTCCGGCAATGAATCTGGCAGCAGGCGAGGGCGGTGACCTTGATGTAGTATCCGCAGGCCTTGTTGCAACTATAAATGGTTTTGGTGACACATTCGACCAAGCAGGACATTATGCAGATGTTTTCGCAAATGCCTGCAATAACTCCGCACTCGATGTCAATAGTTTGTCCGATGCAATGAGTATCGCGGCTCCTGTGTTCAATGCAGCAGGGTATTCCGTGCAAGATGCAGCACTCTATATGGGTGTTATGGCCAACGCAGGAATCGATGCAGGAGAGGCGGCAAACTCTCTCAAGACGGGCATATCGAGACTTATATCACCCACAAAAGATGCCGTAGGGTGGATGATAAAACTCGGCCTTATGACAGGAGATGGCGAAAACGCACTCATCAATGCCGATGGCACGATGAAAGATACTGTTGAGGTACAGAAACTCCTCAATGATAGTTTTAGTACCTTATCCGAATCTGAACAGATAGCGGCCGCAAGTGCTATTTTTGGCAAGAATCAGATGTCAAAATGGCTTGCACTCATCAATACCGCTCCGGCAGACGTAGAGGAATTAAACGCATCCCTTGAAAAAGAGGGAACGACCACCGAGATGGCCAACGCAATGATGAGTGGTTTTGGTGGCTCGATAGAGAAACTGAAATCATCCCTCGATGTGTTGATGACCTCTCTCGGACAGTTGGCCGCACAGTACCTTGTACCCGTGATTGAAAAGGTGCAGGGTGCCATTGATAAGTTTATGGCACTCGATGATGAAACGAAAGAACACATCATCAAGATAGCCGGAATTGTGGCCGCGGTTGGCCCCGTTCTTATTATAATAGGTAAACTTGTCACGGGTATCGGCTCGATTATATCAATCGCATCTGGGTTGATTGCTGCCATATCTGCGATATCGGCTCCTGTGTTAATCGTCATCGGTGTGATAACCGCGCTCATTGCCATTGGTGTCCTGTTATATAAGCATTGGGATGAAATCTCCGCAAAAGCGAAAGAGATAGGCGAGACAATCAAAAAGCACTTCACCGCTATGGTGGAGGGTGTCAAGATTGCATTCGATATCTGGAAAGAGAATGTATCGGAGACAGTAAACAATATCAAGGACAAGATTGCAAACTCACAGATAGCACAGACCGCATCAAAGGTATGGGATGCAATGAAAAAGACCGCTACGGATGCGTTTAGTGCAATCAAGAGGGCATATGACGAACACGGAGGAGGCCTCAAGGGTGCCGTGTCTGCTACTATGGAGGCAATCAAGCAATACTATCAAGCCGGATACAACTTTATTGATAACATCACAGGCGGTAAACTCTCCGCGATCCGCGATAAGGTGACAAGTACATTCGATTCCATCAAGGAACGGATACGGAGCGCGATTGACTACATCAAAGGCCTGTTCAATTTTAGTTGGTCATTGCCAGATATAAGATTGCCACACTTCTCTGTATCGGGCGGTTTTTCCCTTAACCCTCCTCAAGTACCACAGTTCTCAATACAATGGTACAAAAAGGCTATGAGTGATGCATATATGCTCAATGGTGCAACGATATTCGGTCAGAGTGGTGGTCATTTGCTTGGCGGTGGTGAGGCAGGATCAGAGATGATTATCGGCACCAACAAATTGATGCAGATGATTGCACAGGCAAAAGGTGGCTCGAATACATACAACAATCAATTCGTGATAAATGGTGTTGACCGCGATCCGCAGGAACTCGCACAGGAGATATCATATTATCTCGATATGGAATTGCAAAGAACGGCAGGAGCATTCGCGTGAGAAACTATCTGATATTTAATGGCTATAATTCAAAAGATTATGGTGTATATATAAGTGGCCTCAACACGTTCGGAGGTGCCGAGCGTGATGTTGAGGTGATATCGGTTGCAGGCCGTGATGGTGACTTGACGCTCGACAAGGGGCGGTACAACAATATCAAAATCACATATCCGGCATTCATTTATGACCATTTTGACGTAAATGTGTCTGCATTTAGAGGGATGTTGTTATCCTCACGAGGATATAAGCGGTTGGAGGATAGTTATCATCCGCAGGAATACAGACGTGCGCGGTTTATGGGTGAGTTTTCCCCAGACGTTGTTGATTGGTTGGCAGCAGGCGAGTTCAACATCGATTTTGATTGCGATCCCAGACGATTCCTCAAAGAGGGTGAGAAAGTCTTATCCATCACCACAGGGGATAAGATAAAGAATCAGACCTTTTTCGATGCAAAGCCTCTCATCCGTGTATATGGCACAGGCACAATCACAATCGGTGGTGTAGCGGTAGTGGTAACGACCGCAGACGGATACACAGACCTTGATTGTGAGTTGCAGGAGGCCTACAAGGGAACAACGAATTGCAACGGCAACATCACGTTGACCGATGGAAAGTTCCCCGTTCTCGCAAGCGGAGAAAACACAATCACTTATAGCGGTTTCACTCAAGTAGACATCACACCTCGTTGGTGGGTGATTTAGAGGTATTCAATGATACCGATTCTTTTTTCTGAAAGTTCAAATACATTCACATCAAATGGCATCGGGCGGTTGTCCGATGTTATTTCTTGTGAAGTTACAGAGGAACGCAACGGACAGTATGAGTTGCAGATGACATATCCCTCAACGGGAGCGCATTTTGATGACATCAAACTCCGTGCGATTATAGTGGCAAAGCCATCCGCAGGCACTAACAATCAGCCATTCAGAATCTATAACATCTCAAAGCCTATCAATGGCAAAGTCACAATAAATGCACAACACATATCGTATGACCTCTCGAAAAACGTATCAATGCCGTTTTCCGTGACCGCATCAAGTTCTGCGTGTAATCAATCATTGCAAGGGTTGTTGAGTAATGCGGTGGAGGCTTGTCCGTTTACGTTTTCCACAGATGTGACCACAGTTGCATCATACAATCAAAAGGCTCCTGCATCGATACGACAGAGGCTCGGAGGGGTTGAGGGTAGTATCCTCGATCAGTTCCACGGGGAGTATGAGTTCGATGTCTACGATGTCAAGTTCTGGAAAGACCGAGGGCAGACAAAGAACATACCCTTGAGATACGGAAAGAACATCACGGATATCAAACAGGAGGAGGAAATCTCCAACACCATCACAGGCATTGTGCCGTTCTGGATGGATAACGAGGGCAATAATCTTGTCACTCTGCCGGAAAAGGTGGTTTATTCACCGAATGCATCCGCATATCCGCAGAAATTGACAGTTCCGATGGACTTTTCATCTGATTATGAGAATCAGCCAACGGAGGCACAGTTGCGCACACACGCGCAGGCATATGTGAATCAAAGTGGAATCGGTGTTCCGAAAGTCAGCATTGATGTATCGTTTGTTAATCTGGCAGACACCGAGGAATACAAGGACTTGATTGCATTGCAGAATGTAAACCTCTGCGATACGATCCCTGTTCAGTTTGAGCCGTTGGGAATAAGCACCACCGCCAAGATTGTCAAAACCGAGTATGATGTTCTGTCCGAGAAGTACAAAAAGGTGACAGTTGGCTCCCTGCGTTCAAACCTTGCAACGGCAATCACAGACCAGAACAATGCCATTGTTACACAGACAAACGCAAAGTTCTCCAAAGTGCCAGACCAGATTGACAATGCCACGGCTTGGCTCACATCATCTGGCGGTTATGTGGTTGCGGTAAAGAATCAAGATGGATCGTGGAAGGAACTCTTATTCCTTGACGATGACGATATTGACACCGCGGTGAATGTCCTGCGAATCAATGAGAACGGCATCGGATTCTCATCCAATGGTGTGGATGGCCCGTACACGCAAGCGTGGACACTTGACGGCCGTTTGGTAATCGGTGGCACGAATGTTCCGAGCATTACTGTGTACGATGATAATGACAACATCATTTTCGAGGCATCTGCGGATGCAATGGTATGGAATGCTCAAAACTCATCAATGGATGAATATGGCACGATCACTTGTGATGAGGCAATTCTGTCAAATGCCCACATAACAAACGGAATGATTACAATGATTGGCACAAACTCTTGGCTCACTTTGGATGATGGTGCCATTTATGGAGGAGCAGGAACTGTTGCAGGGCAAAATGAAACAAGCATCGAGTTTGATACGGCTATTGATAATCAGTATGGAAGTATAAGAACTATATCAAATTGGTTGCTCATTGATTCAAATTATATCGGTATAAATGATGGGAAAGGACAAAATCTGTTTTATTTTGGACTTTCTGGAGATGTCGTTACACTTTTTGAGCCTCATACATCCACATTGCAATATATGACCGACTTTCAAATTGACTTCAACACCCAAACGGCAACGTGGACAAATGTGACGATTGATGTTGTTCAAAATATAACGTGGGGTACTACGAGATTTAGAAAAGGCTTAATAACAGGCCATTGATAAAAGGAGCATCTATGGATAGTAATGGACTAAATATGCACGGAACTGTTGCAATTGTGAAAAAAGTTGAGGTTGTAACAATGAGAAATGGAGTTCAAACCACGGAAGAATTGAGTGGTGAAGAACTCACAGAGTGGAAAAAGGAACACGGATATGCTGATACAGAGAACGAAACTGAATCTGATACCAACAGGGAAACCGATAGTAATACCCGTGAATCAGAATGATGAGGGTGACGGGCGGCTTGTGTTTGAGATGGATGATGCGTATGGATCGGTGACGATACAAGGCACCAGACCAGACGGAGGCCATTTTGAACACTCTACCACGTTGAGTGGAAACGTGGTCACGGCAGACCTTGACACAGATATGACATTGATGTTTGGTGATGTGTTCGCACAATTGGTCTGCACCGAGAATGATGAACGGACAGGCTCACAAGTATTCATTTTGAGAGTACAGAAAGAGGCAAAAGAATGATAACACAGACATTTGACCTTAATTTAATACCCGATTCTGCACCCGTGGTGGTGCATTGCGATCAGTATGACAGAGGAATGGGCAGGCTCATCATATCATTGTATGACGGCCCGATTGCATATTCACCGAATGGCACGGCCGTTATTCAAGGAACAAAGCCAGATGGCAGAGGTTTTGATTATGCTTGCACGATGAGTGGCAATGTGGTCACGGCTAACTTAACCGAGCAGATGACCGCGGTTGCCGGACAAGTACGCACACAGATTGTTGTGACCGAATCCACAGGCAGGACAGGCACATTTGTGTTCATTCTTGATGTCCAGAGGAGTGCATTGCCTACTGATACCGATATGAGCGAGAGCGACTATCAGTTGATTGAACAGGCTATCGAGGCAGCACAGGATGCCGTTGAGGATGCCGAGGCTTGGGCGGTTGGCCAGAGAGGTGGGCAGGATGTTCCCTCCACCGATCCCACCTACGAGAATAACTCGAAGTATTGGGCAGAGGTAGCACAACAGAGCGCACAGGGTGGCCTTGTGTATAAAGGCTCTTGTCTGTTCGCAAATATCCCCACATCTGGGATGCATTCGGGGGATATGTGGAATATCGAGGATGATTTTGTCACCGATTCACGATTCCAAGAGGGTAGCGGTATCGCGGTGGCAGCAGGCTCAAATATCGCGTGGAATACTAACAACAAGTGGGATGTTCTTGCAATGGTCAAAGTATCATCCCTTAATGACCTCACGAATGTAGATATCACATCACCGAGCGCGAATGATTTTCTCGGTTATGATCCGCAGAGTAGTGAGTGGAAAAATATACCAATATCCATTGCACCGATGACCGCATCGAATCTCGGTATAGGTAAACCCGATGGCACGACCACCACAGTTGATAACTCTGGCACGTTCTCCGCAAAGGGTGTCGGAATCGTTGCAGATGTAAATAGTGGTGGCACACAGTATGGCAATGATTGGTTGTACTACACAGGCACCACGACAGTTATCACACCCGAATCAGATAAGATGTACCGCGTGACTATATCCGGCACCGCGTATCTGTACTACTGGAACGGCTCTGCATACACGATGTTGGCATCACAGGGCGGTGGAGGTGGTGCATCGTTAGTTGATGTGACCACGGCACAGTATAATGCCCTCACTCCTGCTCAGAAAGCCGATGCCAATACTTGGTATTGGATAAATGATATGAATGGGAATGCAGGGAGTTATATCGTTGTTGGCTCCCTTGCAAGTATGCCCGATACAAACATCACATCACCCACGAACGGGCAAGTGTTGAAATACAATTCCACATCACAGAAATGGGAAAACGCAAATGAAAGCGGTGGAGGTGGTGTCACATCATTCAATACCAGAACGGGTGCGGTATCACCTGCGAATGGTGACTATTCTCTTAATATGTTGAGCGATGCGTCTACATCTGGCGCATCGGGCGGAGATGGCCTTGTATATAATTCGTTGACAAGTAGTTGGATTCCGAAAGCCGTTGTGGATGGAACGAACTTCAATTATCGATTTGGATCAAATTCGGGAATCCAAACTGTTTATTTAACGGCAGGAACTAAAGAGGTTAGTGTAAATGGTGCTTGCCTTGTGATGATTATATCTCCATATAATAAGGCTGCTCTATATGCTTATGATGGCACATATGGTGTTGTTGTCGAGATATTTAAGAGTGCAGACTTTTCCGTTTCAATTGCTCGTAGTAATTCTAAACTTGCAATCACATCTTCAACAGGCACGGAAACCGCACTCATTATAGCTTCATCTGTAAATTAAAATTGGAGGAATAACAATATGCCTGCAATAGCACATCAGAACAAAATACTTGGGAACACATCTGGTGGTGGCTCCACAATCCTTGTGACCACATCCGAATCATCCCTATATGGTCAGACAGTTTCCTTGACGGATGGCACAACCACTATGAACGGCACATTTTCCAATACGGGAGAATGTGAGTTCACAGGGGTGATGATGGTTGGAACTCTGACCGCATCATCTGGCGGTGCATCCACATCCATACAAGTTCCGTATTTTGGGGTGTATTCAATGACACTCTCGTTCTTTTCTGCCACGATCACAGTAACATTCGGTGGTGGTACTTGTACTTGTGTCGGCAATGGAGAGAGTTATACCGCAAACAGTTCTCCCTACACATTTACAGTACACGGGGCGGCAACATACACCATCACTAACACCATAGACGGAGTATCAAAGACCGATACAGTTACGATCACGACAGACGGACAGAGTGAGAGCGTGACTATCTCGTTTGGTACAATAAATGTCACTTATGATAACGACTTTCGCGGTGTATCCATCACTTGTACGCAGGGCGGTACGACTATCACAAAGACCGCTCCGAGTGGCGGTAATACTATGTATTTCTATCCTCCGAATACGGGTAATTGGGTAATATCGGGTACAGTATCAAGTGATACATATTACAGTTCTCCTAACCCTGTCGTGGTATCATCCCTCTCGACCTCGGTTAGTGCAACGCTTGAAACTATCCCAGACGGCTCAACAAAGACACCGACAGATGACGTATCAATATGGTTAAGTTGTGCAGGGATAAGAGACAAGTCCTACACTACCCTTTCGGAAGTCCTTGCAGATAGCGAGACATTCAATGCTCTTTTAGGCGATAGTAATGCTTGTGCGTATATGGCACGTAGTACCACTTGGGCGAGTACGTTGTGTGCAGACCAGTACGCTATGAACCTCATCGGACAGTACGATGTATGTTGTGACGCTCTGTTGGGTAATGCAACGTGGGCGAGTGCGATAGCAAATTCGAGTTATGCGGATTATGTTATTCAACCGCTTGTGCCGATAATGACGAGTAACACTACTCCGAGTGGCGAGTGCGTTGCATACTCATCATATACGGGTATGGATGCGTACAAGGCATTTGACGGAGTAGCAAGTACAAGTTCGTTGCATATCCCCACGCTGAATACCGCAAATAGTGATTACTACTTGGGTTATAAGTTCCCGACCGCAACAGTAATCAACAAAATGGATATAACGGCTATGTCAGCAAAAGCAGATACTTATTATGACATAGCGGTATATGGCGGTAACGATTTAAGCAATCTCACGAAGTTGTCAAGTGATGTGAGGGTGCAGGGTACTACTCTTGCGTCTCAAAGCGTTAGTTTTGCGAATGATACACCATGTCTGTACTACATCAATAAGATTGTAGACACCAACGCAAGCAACGCTCATACGCTGAATACTTATGCTATAGAGACAGCCAAGATACAATTTTATGGGCATAAGGAAACAGGCGAAGCCATCCACGGCACATACAACGAAACCGCATACTATCTTGACGGAGCGACAGAGACACCGATAGTCAATCCGAGTACGTTATCCGCAGGCACATACACGTTTGGCTCGACAGTTGCGAAAGACCCGAGCGACCTAACCGCTGATTACACAAAGACCATAAGGATAACTCCGAACACTAAAGAGATTGTGTTAAGACCTGATTGTGCGTTGTATTGGTATGGCGTGATACAGAATTGCGGAAATGCGACAGGATATACTTGGGAGTCACGTTCATTTATTACTCCGACATATAACAATCAAGATGTTACCATCACCGCAGGAAGTTCAACATATACGGGTGTCGGCTCAACATATCAATATGCGGTCGGAACAGTAGCAAAGATAATTGCACAAGGCTTAACGGCATATTCAAACTCCTATGGTAGTTTTATAGGAACACCAAACAAGGACGTAAGCAATCAGACAGGACTTGCGACAGTAGATAGTGCAAACACGGCGGTGTACTCATTCACAGTTACCACAAGCGCAAGTTATATTGCGTTGCTAAATGCCGTGAGCAGAAGTTGCAAACTGTCGGCACTATGGACTGAATAAGTGGGAAGATGAGGATAGTGACGTATACGAGCATTATGCCGAGATTGAAAAAGGGAGTGATAACGAATGAACATAGAAGAACGTATTAAAACCCTTGAGAACAAGGTAGCACAGTTATCCGACACAGTTCTTGAAATGAACAGACGCAACGTGCCTGTCGTTAGCAAGGTAGACGATACCGCTAACAAGGTAGAGCAGATATCTCCGTACACCGATACCATTACGGCATACTACGGAGAGACATTTAAGACATTCTACGAAGTACCGCAGGGGAATGTAGCGATATTCTTTGATAACTTCAATGGCGATTACACGTTTGAGCGTGAGGAAGATAGGCTTTACATCACGTTCGCAGAGCCATTAACGGAACAGACCAACATCACTATTTCTATTCAGTAAAGGAGAGAAAAACTATGAAATACGTTGTAATGCAGAGCGTAGGCGGTAACACCATTATCAAATCAGAGTGGTCAGATAAGAATAAGGCAAAGCAGGCTTTCCACGATACTTGCCGACTTCTCTATGCAGATGAGCAGACCACAAAGGCAACAGTAACTATCCTTGACGAGAATAGTGATATTGTTGACGGCAAGCGTGAGTTTATCGACAAGACAAAATGAATTACAAGGTAGCACTATTCATTATCATTCTATGGCTCATTATGTGCGCCGTGATGATACTGACGATATGAACCCACTAAGCCTATCAACGATGCGTAACAGGGTGGGTATTTTGAAATCAGACTTAACATTGGGGAAGTCGTAAGGGATAAGTATAACTCGTTCCTATCTATAACCAACACACGGAGAATGTATGACTTGTAAAGATTGCATACACTACAAAAGCATAGGTACTCTTTGCGATAAGTATATCTATCCCGAAGAACGTAACAACGAGCCTTGCGACTTCTTTGAGAACAATGACGGAACATATGAAAACGGCTCTTGGCATTGTCCAAGATGCGGTGCAGAAGTGCCTGTATGGGGATTGTGCAACAAGTGTGAGGATATTCTTGCAAGTTGGGAGAGCGTGAGCAAATGAACACCATAGACAAAATACTCATAGCCTGCGCTATTGCGGTCATTGTGTTTACTACCACAATGATCGTTATTTTTTGCATATTTCAAACCATTCCAGATGTTCTTGTTGAGAACTTCTTTGATCTGTTTACGGGGGAGATAGTTGTCACGTTCTGCATCTGGTGGATAAAAAAGAAATATGGGAGGGAAAAGACCAATGAAATCAAAACTGACAAGCCGTAAGTTCTGGCTCTGTTGCGCTGCCGTATTGGCATCGCTTGGCACCACAGTTGGTGGCATAGTTTCCGGCAATGAGACACTTGCCATTGTTGCATCTATATGCACGGCATTATCTGCGGCCATATACGCAGGGGCAGAGGCATACATCGATGCAAAGGCCGTGGGGATAAACAAGGATGAGTGAGATGGACTATTTAACAGTTGCAGAACATAGAGAGTTTGCAGAGCGTATCGATGCCGAGGAACACAGACAGAATAAAAGGCTCGATAAGATTGAGGAGACAATGTTCCAGATCGGTGAACTAACCACATCTGTAAAGGTTATGGCATCCAATATGGAGAATATGGCCAAAGAACAGGAAAAGCAGGGAGAACGCTTGCAAGCCATCGAAGATAAGCCTGCCAAAAATTGGGATAAGTTTGTTTGGGCAATCGCAGGAGCATTGATTGCAGGCATAATCGGGTATGTTCTGGCATCTATGGGAGTAGGATAATGGCAAAGTATTCAAGCGCAGAGGCAAAGTCATTCATAGAATATATCGCTCCTCTGATTCAGCGTGAAGGATTCGCAAGGGGATATTCCATCGTGTCCACTACGATAGCGCAGGCGATTATCGAGGGAGCGTGTGGCAAAAGCGGTCTTGCAAAGGCTCCGAACAACAATCACTTTGGTCTGAAAGCAGGACAGAGTTGGTTGAAAGCCGGAAAGCCTGCCGTTAATATGAAAACGGGTGAGTTTTACAACGGCAAGTATGTCGATGTGAATGATTGGTTTAGAAAATACGGCTCGACACAGGAATGTGTGGAGGGTTATTATGACTTCATCAGCACATCCAGATATGCGAATCTGCGTGATGCCAAAACTTTCCGACAGTTTGCGGAATACCTCAAGGCAGACCAATATGCGACATCACCATCGTATATCAATACCCTGTGCAATGTGGTGCAGAAATACAATCTGACCAAGTATGACGAGCAAAACATCCATCATTCGTATTTTCCTGCCTATGATGGGAAAACTGATTCCATCGTGGAGGCCTTGACCTCTCTGGGGATAGATTCATCCGCAGACTATCGCAGGGCCATTTACAATGCCAATTTCTCCGATGCATATACAAAGAGTGCAAAGCAGAACACGGCAATGATGATCCTGCTCCGGCAGGGTGCCTTGATAAGACCTTGATTGTCATATATGGTCACGAAAATCAGCAACGATTCCGAAAAATCCCGTAAATATGCCGTTTTTTTCGTGTGTGGTGGACAGTTCAAGTCTTGTCACTCCGATTATTCAAGAAAACCCGTATTTATGCGAGAAACCGCACAGATACGGGTTATTTCTTTGCTTTTCATTATCAGTATTCCTAATAATATGTAAACCAAAATTGTCACGATTCTATGGCCATCTTGTCATATATTGTCACGAAGTTGTCACAAAAAAGAGAAGTTAGATGCAATCGTTTCCTTGACCTCATCCTCATTCATTGCGTGTCTATACGTTGACTTCATAACATTGTCTGTGTTCCATCCTCCGAGTGCTTGAATAGTTGCATCCGATAATCGCAATGTGTCGTGTGCGTATGAGGCAAAGAAATGCCGGAGCCGATGTATACCGAATGAGGGTATGTTCAACTTTTTCTGTACTCTCCGCAAGTGCTTGTCAATCTGTTGCGGATATCCCTTGTATATATATCCCTGTTCTCTGATATCCTCTGCCAGATCGTGGGGCAGAACGATCACTCTGTTGGATGCATCTGTTTTTGGTACATCCTTGACAACATATCCATTCTCTGACCGAACGCAGGCCTTGTTGATAGTCAATCGGTCATCTTTTAAGTCAAAAATGGTGAGCGCACATATTTCCGAGTTACGCAATCCCAGACACGCGAGCCGGACAGGGATGGAATACGGAGTGTTTTTTGATTCCTCAACAATCCTTTTGACATCATCTGTGGTTGGTGTGTATCGCTCCTGTCGTTGTTTTTGTGGCAGGGTGACAGATATATCCACTTTAGGAAAAAAGAGCCGTAAAACGGACAGGACAAAGCCACATTGGTTATGTACTGTCTTTGGTTTGTGGTCTGCGGCATATTCGTTGATGAGTTTCTGTACTGTCAAATCATCAATTGAGTGGATATCGGTCTTGAGGAACTGTTCTGGCAGATTCTTGATGATGGAATTGTAGTTCCTCACCGATGATGGAGATAATACGTTCTTTTTTGATGCGACATACTCCTCCGCAGCCTCCTTAAATGTCATTGGGGTTATATTCGTGTGATTGATTTTATTCTGTATCAGCGTGAATGCCTCGTGAGTGCTTGGCTTGTACGGAACTGTCATCGAGTATGTCTTTTTGTCTTGTGTGTGCCGGATGCGGTACGATCCCGATGGTAGTTTGTCTATTGTCATCCCGTTTCTCCTTTCATTTGTACCAGATATGTATGCGGTTAATATAATCAACCTCAATTCCCTCCTCATCCTCCGCAATAACATCCTCATCGTGGGTGAATCGAGTTTCCGTGATTGTTTTATTGTGCAGGATGTTTTTGACCTTTTTGCACTTCTTTGCAGGAACATACCCGATATGTTTACCATCCACAACGACCTTGATGGCATTCGGATCGTGTTTGTTCTCCGGCTCCTCAATCAGTTCAAGGGAATGTTCTCTCTGTTCCAGATCGAGGGCATAAAATGCCTTGCGGTGGTGTTTTATCCCTGCCACATAAGTATGAAAATGACTTTTGAACATATTACACCTCCTTTTTCTTTTGCAATGCCAACAAACGTGATGGTGTACGGATGTTTGAATTGCCGATGAGATAATCAAGAGACACATCAAAATACATTGAGAGATATTTTGCGTTTTCCAGAGATGGATCATTATCTCCGTTCTCCCACCTCGATACCATTGACTTGTTGATAGGTTTATCGAGTTCATATTTTGCATTCATATCTGCAACAAGCATTTCCATTGTCAAATCACGTTCCATTCGCAATTCCTTAATTTTCAAGCCGATTCCCGTCATAATAATCACCTCCCACTTAATTATATATTATGTTGACCGAAAAAATAAATAAAAAAAATTAAATTGTATGTTGCAAAAGTGCAACAGT